TGAGCGCACTTATGTTCGTGCGGAATTTCTGAATGATCAGTATCTAGTATATTACTCTCTGGGTGTGCAAAGTCAACTGTGAAAAGATAAGCACCAGGATGCCATTTCTTATCTTTACCTATATATTTACCAGATTGTCCGTCTAAGATATCCCAAGAAGTAACAGCAGGATAATAACTAAAAGAGTTCCATAACTCCAGTTCATCCAGTCTATACCTAGGAACATCCTCTGGTTTAAATCCTCTTTGAATGAACGCAGAAATTGGAAGTCTATAAAAGATCGCACCGTTTTCCATAATTGCATGAAATAAGATTGGACGGCCTGTAATACAGGTGATACCAAAGATAATACAATCTTCAACTTCGCCGTGATGTTTTTTAAGGTCATATAAATATTCTCTCCTTATTTGAGAATATATTACAGGAATATTTGCATTTAAGTAAGACATATTTTAACCTCATTTTATACTGCCCCAATTGGGACCTGATTCATAATCTACTTTGTTAGGTACTTCTAAGTCAACAGCAGATTCCATAATATCTTTTATTTTATCAGCGTTGTCTGTAACAGATATATCAAGTTCATCATGCACTTGTATATGTGGTGTAATACCCTCTTTGTGTAAAGCAATCATAGCTTTCTTCGTCATGTCGGCTGCAGATCCTTGAATTAATTTATTCAAAGCTTTGTATGTATAAGCTCTCTTGATCCCTGGTCCGTGTTCCAAGAGCGCTGCATCGTGAGTCAATGCTTTGTGTATACCAAACTGATTGGGTTCCCATAGATGAAAGCGACAAAGACGACCTAAAAGTGTTCTAATTTTACCAGAATCTTGGGCTCTTCTCATTACATTATCCATGAGCTGTTTAACAAAAGGCACTTTATTGTGGTATTGTTTAAATAAAACCTCGGCTTTATCTTTAGATACACCAAGTTCCGCTTGTAACTTATTTTTACCCATACCATAGAACAGACCAAGATTTATAGTCTTAGCCTGTGATCTAGGTATCTCTGCCATATCAGCAACGATCGTATGAAAATCCGCATCACCTTCGCGATACGCGTCCAATACTTCGTCCACTCCATAGAGATTCTGTAAAGCTGCATAATGTACTACCAACCTAGGTTCTTGCTGTGAATAATCAAAACAACCCCATGTATGGTCTTTTTCAGGTAAAAATAAAGCCCTGATCCGTGGTCCGAGGTCTTTGTTTCTAGCTGGTATTTGCTGTAAATTTGGATTTGAATAACTAAATCTTCCAGTCACCGTTCCACCATTATCTGATCTAAGCTGATTAATTTCAGCATGAATTCTATCTTTATATGAATACTTAATTATGGTATCAATAAACGTGGTATGAGCCTTATTTATTTCACGGGCTTGGGCAATTTTTTTCACCAGTGGGTGGGGGTGATTTTGAAGAAAGTTTTTAGTAAAGGAAGGTGCTTGTGTTTTTTCAGTTCTATCATAATCTAGTTTCAGCTTATCAAAAACTTGTGCAATTGATCTTGCTGCCCATATTTGAGTATCTATTCCTGTTTCTTTTTTTACTGCTTGTATTAATAGTGACTCTTGTGAAGCTAGTTCTTTCTTCATTATGTGAGCACCTTCAACATCAACCTTCACGCCAAGAAAACGCATGGCCACAAGACATGGAAAAAGTTCCGTCTCGAGATCAAAGATAGATTGTATATCTTGGTGTAAAATTTC